CAAAAAAATTGAACAAAGAAGATTCTAAACAATTTGTTATCATTTTGTTATATCAGACACTATCAACAATCATAAATGGCCGAAATTTCCAAACAAAGGTATGGCTATTGGTGCAACTCACTGTCTGATAATCCCCTGAAATATGAACTGTTGGCAGATAGTAATGGCCAACCAGTTCCTTACGGAGCTATCACTTATATTCACTATTATCACGAAGCATTTACATTTGAGGAAGCTGTGACATTTTTGGAAAATAATGTCAAAAAATTTTGGCCGGAAGCCATCATGGTGGGTGTTGTAGGAAAATTTTTAGGATATCCTGATACATTATTTTTTCATTTACCATTTGCCATAGAAGATATGTTGTCTGCCTTTATTAAAGTCAGAATTGAAAGTATGCGCTCTCGTTTTGGCGAAACACCCAAATCTTTCAAAGATTTGGGTGATTTGTTGCTTCCTATAACATGTATTTGTCCACATAAAATTGTGATTAAATTTTTACCACCAGCTGAATCTAACAATGCACGATATCCTGATGCTGTGGTATTTTTGCCTTTGTTTATGTTGGAAAACCTTCGTTCGGAATCATCCAAGTTTGCCATAGAGGGAGATGTTGACAAAGTGCGAGATTTTTTGATAAAGTACAGTTAATTCAAAAATATGAACAATTGAAACACTTCATAAAATAACCAAATGAATTGTTTCAATCAAACCAATTCATTTGATTATTTATCAAAAAAATTGAATTTTCCATAATTAGAAAAGTCCATCTCGAAATGTATTGGAATATATTCTAAGTCAAAAAATATACTACAATATATTCTGAGTCGTAAATTTTGATATATTCTAAACTAAGTTCATTTCAAAGATATTGAAATATTTTTCAATAATGGAATTACACAATATTAAAACTGCCATTGAAAATAATGACTTGCCACGTCTGGTTAAATTAGAATCATTTTTAACCAAACAATTACAGGTTCATGGTCCATATTATCTGGAACACTTCGGAGAAGCATGTCGTATGGCAGCCGCCTCAGGTTACTTGCCAGTCCTAAAGTGGATAGGGAAATTTTTTTATGGATCTGGTGAACCATACGAATCATACGAATCATACGAATCATACGAATCATGCGAAGAGTCATATAAGACATCAAAAAATTTGTTGCAAAATTTACTGGATATTGCCTACGAACATGATCAACTGGAAATTTTCCAATGGTTGTTGGGCCTTGGATGTCAAGTCGGTGACATATGTTATCGTGCGGCAATGGATAACAGGCCAGAATTTATGCGCACACTGTATGTAGCAGATTATTTACCAGATGAAGAGACATGTAGTTTGTTGGCAGCAGTGGGTTTGTTGGACGAATTAAAAGTGGCCATTAAGTGTGGTTTGCCTTGTGGTCTGGAAGTGTCTCATGCCGCTGCCAGTGGCGGGCATTTATTGGTGCTAAAATTTTTGATGGAATGTGGTTACCCCACAGACTATGGAACTTGTTTGGCAGCCGCCGAAAGAGGACATTTGGATTGTTTGGTTTACGTATATGAAAATGGTTGCCAATGGCAACATAACTTATACGAACTAAATGTGTGCGACATTGCCGCTAAAAATGGCCACTTGGAGATACTGCATTGGGCGAAAGAACATGGTTGTCCTTGTAAAGGTAAAGCCCTGAAACTATTGACAAAACAGTAGTTTTGGATGATGATGCGTCAGTAAATATGTAAACAAATCTTGTTATCTCAATAAAATTGAAATATTAAGATTCAATACAATATCATAGTCATAAATTACGACCATGAAATCCCATCCGGACATGAATTTGTTGGATATTTTTGAGATAGGCGAAATGATGGAACATATTCTTTCTTTTGTACCATTATATGTATATGGGCGATTATGTTGTACATCACACGCTGTCAATCATTATGTTGGACACAGTCAAATCTATCTAAAAATGTTAGAATTGTATCATTTACGAACCGACGCAAAATTGTACAAATATTTTGACGATATTTATATTCCTTCGATCAAGGAAGAATTTTTCATCATGACTTGTTTACAGTCAGACACAAAAATGGCACTATCTATTTATCATAAATCTAGAAACCTAAATCTTGGATTCGCTATTAATGTTGCTAGATATACCAAACAAAATGAGATTCTTGATGTCTTATACAAAATATATCCCAAGAGTAAATTTTTTCCACGAATGTACGTAGATCATCCAACATGGTATAATATCGTAGATAAAATCTTGTGGGAATTGGAACCATTCAATCCGTTATTATCAAAGTGTTATGAAAAAAAAGTTTCATTGATGGATCGAATTATCGCGAAAAACATACGTGAATATATGATTGAACAAAATATTAACTTCGGTGAATTAAACGTCTACCAAATAAAAAGTTGTATTGAGCAGTTATACTCTCCATTATCCCAAAATTCTGCAATGCCAAGTGCCAAAGAACTTGCACGTCTGCTCATAAATGCATGGCGAAATACAGATTGTTCGAAAATATACGGACTCGTTAGAGAAAAACCTCGTAATTTAACCCTAAATGAAATCATGCGCATCGAGATACTATATCTTAAAGTACGTAAGTGTAGCGCCTATAATTTTTTAACGTGCAAATTCATTTTGTATAAATTGTGTCAGCTTTTGGAACTAAATGAGCATGCCAAATTTTTTTATTTTAGTTGTCCCGAACTATGCGGTTACAATCGAGATACTATTTACACGAAAAATTTTTATTGGTCTAAGGTTTGCAGGATCAAACGCTGGGAATTCATACCAACAAATTAATACAAATTAATGGTTTTTGATATGTTTTTGACACAAAACATATCAAAACTATTAAAAACAACGTAATCACACACTTAAATAAAATGAAATTGATAAATCTTGACCAATTTGATACTGGCGCGCTTGATGGCTTCTGGTGTCAAAACATAAGAATCGGGATATAAATCTGATCCAACTTTATCGGCATACATAGTTTGTTCAATCCAATTGACGCGACCATGTATGTTTTCCGGGTAAGTTGAGAGTATGTCCCGTGGAAAATCCGAGTAGTCATCAGTGTAACCAAGTTTCAGCCAATCTGCTATTTTAACTGCTCCTATCTCTTCGTAGTAAGAATTATTGGTAATCTGCAAAACGAAGACTTCTGGATTTTCATCAATGAGATAACTCAGTTGTTGGCTGATGTGTTTAAAATAAGTGCGATCGTTAACGTAGGCTTGTGTCCATAATTTAATATTGTCGGTTGATTCCAGAACACTGGATAAATATCGACGGTTTGAAATGTTTAAAAAATATTTGGGATATTTGGGGTCAGCCAAACCCAAATCTCTCTGCGATATTTGGTTTAGGACATCATTAATTTCGGATACTGTAGAAGATAATAGGAGATATACTTTCACCACGGGAACATCCGTAAACAAAAATTTAACGTCTTCCATTGGACTATAGTTGTGGTTAGTGCAATTTATATGTGTCTAATATGGTTTTAGTTTATGAAATCGTTTGATAATTTTTTTTTCAATTTTTCATGCTGAACTATTAATATAATATATAAATTGCTTGCTATTATGAATATTAATAAGTTACAAAAAAATTATCATTTCTGATAGAACATATTATTTGGAAGGCGAATTAAAAACTATGTGCCAACATTTTTCAAAAACCGTCGAAATGCCAAATAATTGGCCAACAAGAAGAACACCAAAGAAAAAAATTATATAAATGTCATGAAATTCAAAAACAAATGACTTAAAGCCAATGATAAAATTATTAAGATTGTCCAGATACAGGACTTATTTTGGAAATAACCTCATTCTTTACCTGGTTCTGATTGAAGATTGTTTAAAATCAGAAAAACAATATCAAAAACATTTCAAAAAATATAACATATGTAACGTATTGTTCGAAAAAAGGGTACGTTAATGAATATATTGATTGTCTGGAAAAACATAAAAACTCCAAATTTATCATCAAAAATTTAAGATATGTGGAATATTGATTAATGTTCCACATAACATTATCATTTCAAATTGTCGCATCAAATTGATTCTTTCACAAACAAACTATAATAATGTTTTGTTGGGTTATACATATAATATCTCTGTTTGAAAGCCGGACTAAGTGGAAGCCGTTTGAAACCAAATTCTGTCATTAATTCGTTGAGTGATTCTTCGGTGAATAATTTTTGATAATAATGACTGTCAAACTCTTCGTAACTGACATGGTATTCCAACATATCGTACAGAATGTGTTCCAATTTGACAAGCCATTCAAGTTGTGGATTGGTGGCATTGTGTTCTTTGATCATGATAATACCACCGGTCTTGAGAACACGCCGAATGTCCGCCAACAAAATATTTGGATATTTCACGTGATGTAACACCATCGAACATGTCACCAAATCAAAATACTCAGATTCATATGGAATGTGATATCCATCATATTCTTGATACGTAAAGCCATCTATGGGCTTAATTTTTTGACTAGTGAACATACTAACATCAATGCCAAAAATTTGGTTGGGTGACAAACCTATTTTTTCTCCGAAAGCCACTGTGATGGTTCCATTATTGCAACCAATGTCAAGATATTTAGTTGTGGGTTTCAGAGGAAACAAATTAGGCACATTGTCCATAACATTGTACCAAATTTCGGCAAATTTTCGGGCCCGATTTTTGGAATTCATCACTTTGTCAGTCTTTCTTTTTTTTAGACTAACCATCAAATTGATTATGGATTGGTCAGATTTTTTGTTTTCAACAAATTGTATGACCAAAGTTTTGCTCTTGGGATCAAAATCGTAAGTGAATTTGTTTAGTAACTGACTAAGTCGAATGCGATCAATGGGACTTCGATGATAAATTAATGCCATATTATAAGTTTCCATTTAAATTATTCACATAAAATTAAAAAACATTTAAGTATTATTAATGTTTGGTTATCTAAGAAAAAATATATTGATAAAAGTTGGTACCACCACGTCTATAATCAACACAAAATTTAAGAAATTATACAAAACTAAACCAGAATCATCTGGCTATTTGCAATTGTCCGACATTAATCCCAATCGATTTCTGACCACACATACACCAATTATGTATGGAAACCTGGCCAAAAAATTGAAGGTGGATAAACCACTGACGAAAAAAAAATTAGCCAAACATGAAATTTATTTTTATTTGGTCAACCAACAGTTCCATTTGGAGCCAAATAATTCCAATGCATTTATTTGGACAGATTCGGAAAATTTCGAACTGGTCGATCCCAAAATTTATCATTATAATGTGGCCAACAAGCTTCCAGAACAGCCAAATTTCAATAAATTATATTATTACTTGGTCATAACAACCAATCATTTCGAAGCCAAACAAAATATAATAGACTTTGTTCGCAAAATGAGCAGGTCCAACGAGTCATCCAAATATCACGTTATTATCATGGGATTCTGGTCAACCACAGATTTAAAATGGTTTCTCACCCAAATCAACAGTTTGTTTAGCAAAATCTACTTATTTGCTTCTGCCATTACCTTGGACATGGCATTGAGTGTAATTTATTTGAAATACAACAAGAAAGCCAAAACCTTTTCCTCAGCAGATTTGACGCATGCTATCGAATTATTTCATGACGAAATGAATCAAACACTAGCTGAAGCTTCGGCAGAATATCAAATCATGACAACATTGGCATCTTATTCTAATATGTTTGACCAAATATATGATGTTTGTCAATTATTAATTTTGCGTAACAATATTGAAATCGCCAAATCAGTTGGTTTGGCTATTAATAATTTTTATGTCGAATTACTGATAACCTTGACCTATTATGTGTCAAAAAATTACAACAATTTTTTGGAAAATATTAGTCACACCAAACACATTAAGGATCTAATAATATTTGATGACTATCAATTAATAAACCAGTTCGATAATAACTTGATTGTTGACACCGGTTTGAAGTTTTTGGTGGATGATCTTGATTTGGAAATATTTGATTTGTGTAATAGTCATTTTTTATTAGTAGACAACATACGTTATCATTGTGATGAATTTTTTACCAATAGTATCGAACGATATATCCAACATTATAATTTAAATATTAAGCATGACCAAAATAATTATCATATTTATTTTTTGTCGAATTTGGATTATGCTTTGAAAATAAATTTTCAAACTAATACCAAACTGGTGGTTCGAATTAGTTTAGCAAGTCTTGTCACAGAAAATCATTTTGTCAAACAATTGTTCCAAAGTTTTGAAATATATAATGTCCATGTACCGTTACTAAATCAGTTATATAATGATTATGTTTATTTAATCGGCGATAAATGGTCAATCCATCCAATTGGATCCCACATCGAAATGCCAGATATTGTGACTAACTATTTGATTCAAAATAAGATACCATTAATGTATTACAAACGATTGATAGGTCACGAGATCATCCAAAAGGCATACGTGGAAAAATTTTTGGAAAAAATTTGAGTAATAATCACAAAAAAAATTGAAAATTTAATTTCATAGTTCGGCTTTGCCAAAGTCATTGGATTATAATACATTTGAATCATTAAATTATGATATATCTTGGAGCAAGATCGTTCAATTATAATATATTTTCAAGTCATTCAATTATAATAAATTCTCAAGTCTTGATAACTATTGAGTTCACATCCAAAATCTATCATAATATTAAGTCCGGATAAATGGAACTCCAGTATATGCCCAATGAAATTTTGGAAATCATATTTAGTTATTTGGATTTGGCATCACAATTGAATTTTCGCATGGTTTGTCATCATTTTAACCAATTCGAAATTAATAATTTTTGGGATACAGGTGGATTAATTGAATCGACTCGTATTACGGAAAAACTTTTGAAAAAATATCCCAAAATTAAATATTTGAATTTGTACGATAATTTGTTGGTGTCCGACATTAATTTTTTGGAACATGTGGTAGCTTTAAAAATTAGTGGTCGTTCAATTATATCCGATGCGGGAATAATTGGTCTTCGCAATTTAGTTTATTTAGATATCAGTCATAATTGTCGAATTAAAGACTTATCAACCAAACCTAAAATCAAATACTTGGTTGCTGTGGGCTCATGTGGTATTTCCGATGATAGTATTAAACATTTGGATTTGGTGGAAATAGATTGCACTTTCAACAAAAAAATAACAGATATATCTATTTTTCCTAATTTGCGAGTCATATGCACTAATAGTATCATTTACAATGATATGGCACCACCATATTTGAAATATTCGCCAAATGTTCGAGTGTTGCCATCCACTCATTTAATTAAAGCAGATGTGGTTTCACTTGCACAATAAAAAATTGAAAAAAATGATGTATAAACATACACATTTTTTATACAATATGTTATTTAGTTGCTACAAAAATGGACCAAGAATGCGAGATTTGTGCGTGAATACAAAATATATAATTATTCATTCGTGGACGGGAATAGTTACAAAATCATGTTATATGGTAATGAACGCTTCTGTTTATTATTACCTGATCAAAAATGTCATTCGAATAAATAATTTCGAACAGTAAATATGCGATAAAGTATACGACAAATGTTGGGCACCAGTTTTATGAAAAAATTGAAAATTTAACTCTTATTAATAAAAATAATTGCTTGTGATTATTATCAATCATCATTAGCAATGTTCAAACATTTTATCAATCATGGGAGATCAATACCCATGATGGTCAGTCGCCATTTTAGTCTGGGAAATCTCCACATTAAAAAAATGATGACGGGTACCCCGATTTTCACGCCAAAGATACGGTTTCAAGAGATAAATTTATTTGGTTTGCCCAAACAACTAATCAGAAACAATAGTATGTGGCATGGCACACCGTCTGCCATTTTGTTTGATCCAAAGACCGGACCTAAGATGTCACCATTCAATTTGAGAAAGTTTCAGTTTGTGTCACGGTGTCATAATTTTGGAACAACAAAGTATTACAGCACGAGTGTTCAGCCCAGCCAACCAATTATGATGGACAAAAAATGTGACGCAATTCATA